CGGGGTCGCCTGCAAACTGCTGGATTACCGAGAGTGCTCGGTTTTCATTCTGTTTCTGCGCTTCGTACTGGCTCTGCGTGATGTGTGCCGTGAGCTGTTGCACTTGTTGCGCTAATTGATTGTAGTGCGAATCTTGTTGTGGTGGTGCTGCGCCACCAAAGTAAGCAGCCACTTGATCTAAAGGAATTTGAAACCTTTGAATCATTTGCGCTACCGCTTGCGACTTTTGTTGCGGCGTGCCTGTTCTCAACAATGCCGCCGTTTGGAGCAATGGTGCGATTGCTTGAGCCGCCGTAGTATTCTCGTTTCGCAAAATCCATTCGTAAGGCGCAAACTGCTCAGTAACAGCCCGAGCCTCGGCATCCCTTTGCTTGTATGTACTAATGCCCTTTTCATAGTCGGCATCCCGTTGGGCAAAGGCTTGCTGTAGTTCAGGCGGGGCTTTTTCCCAATGTTCTTTTAACTCAAGGCGCAAACTTTTGGGCATCTCGGCTCTTGGCTTTTCGGCCATTTGAGGTGCTTGGGTTTGGTCTGTTGGAAACTTAGGAGCAAACTTTCCCCCCTCACGGGGTTGGGTAGCTGCGTGTTTGCCTCGGTTTGTCGGTGTCTTGGTCAGTGCCTCACGAATCGTATCGGCTCTGCTTTGCGGCTCTGCTGCCGTTTGAGGCGCTTCTACCGTTGGGGTTTCGGGTGCTGGTGTTTCTACTGTGTCGGGTGCGACAACTTCGTTTTCCATCACTTCATCCTTTTCATTTGTTCCAAAGTCATTTTGATCATTTCTTTACGCTCGGGCATTGGCCTGTTATGCAACCGGTTTGCCATCTCTACGTTAAGGTTAGACATCTTAACAGGTGCAATCGGTGCGCCTGGTCGATCAAACTCTTGCACCGTAGCCAATTGACCACGCAATCGGTCTCGGTGCGCTTCTTTCTTCTTGTTCCACTCTTGCTGTGCATACTTAACATCAGAGTGACCCATCTCAATCGAATCGGTGCGCTTAAGGTGCTCACGCCATTGTTTTCTGCCCTCAATCATCACACCATCAGGCGACATAAAAGGCGCAATGTCACCTCTTACTGAGGCCATTGCTTCATCTCGGTATTCGCCCCTTGTAACCTCGTAGGCTTCGCTACCGTCTGATGGATAAACCCAAGTTCTTTTCACATTAACTCCAAAAGCATTGCGACATCTTCTTCATCACGTTTTAGCTTAACACGAACTTCAAGGTCTTTGACCTTTTGCATTAACAAATCATAATCAATTTGTTTTCTAACCGCAACCTCTATTGTTTGCGCGGGTGCTGAAGTGATTTCTTCCCTTACCTCGGGCGGTAAACCAAACAGCGCCTCTTGCAGTTTTAGCTTGCGTTGCGCCTCTAGCTTTTTGTCTTTAGCCCATAATTCATCACGCTTTTTTTCGTCAAAGCCAAAGTGACCGCCTAAAGGAATTTCATCAGGCGTTGCGGCGGCGGGAATGCTTGCAAAAGCCGTTTGACAAAATGCTGATATACCAAACACTTATGTTCCCCATTTGGCGGCGGCATCAACCCAAGTTGGTGCGGATGTAGCATTGGATTGCAAAACCTGACCCGCAGTTCCCACTTGACCATTAAACGCTACCGATCCATTGGTGTTTATGGTTATAGCGTCAGTTGTGCTGACCGCGCCATTGATAATAAAACTAATCTTTTGGTTATCCCAACTTCCCATAACCAAAGGGCCACCAAACGATTCGACAAAACTTGCCAAGGGTAAAGAAAACCCATTATTTGGAAACCCTGCAGCAGAATAACTGTAATTTGCGTTATTTATTCCAAGCTCGTTGTAGGCCGTATGACCGCCGTCATTTACAGCATAGCTTGCATAACTCGTATTGCTAGCGCTTGTGTTTTGCAGGCTTGTGTAAAGGTATAGCGGCTCACTTGCCGTAAATCCTGCTATCACCCCCGAATCGGTGTGTCCAGTTGCGTCACCAACATTTAAAGAGCCAACATTAGTTGTGCCTGATGTGTAAGGTATCAAAACACGGTTATTGGCATCCTGATTTACCGATTTTTCAGCAGGGTAGCTAACAAATACATCTTTTTTACCCGCCGCAAGATTAAGTATTGAGCCTGTTGATGAAGAGATTATGGTTGTTCTAGCCAACGTGCCGCTAAAGTAAGTCCCAATCCCAACCTCCCATTGCGTACCGCCTGAAATCGTGTAATAGGTCGTATTGTTGTCGCCAATTACCGCAAATGACTGAAACCCATCAACCGAGCCATCAAGGGTAATTGTCCCTGTGCCAGTTGTAGTAGTGGTCTGTCTTACTCTGTCAGCAAGAATTAAGCTCATGCTATCTCCACGCCAATTACTAAGCCATCAGCACCTCTAACCACTTTTTTGGGCGCAGCTAACTTTTGCATGGCAGCGCCAATGTTTTGCATTGATTCGCCATGACTATTTGCCATCTGATCGTGCATCATGGCAATCTTATCCATTGCGCTTGAAATTGCACCGCCAAGGTTATTTCCAAGAGTATCTAACTGCGCCGCCACTGTTTCAACCGCTGGTAAGTCAACACCAGGGTTGCTACTAATCCTTGCCACCATAATCTTAGTCGAGGCATCAAGCTCTGCTTTAAATCGCTCATATTCTTCCCTTCCAGCCATTTCTCGGGCTTTAATTTGCAGTTCATTGTTTTGTTTGGCGGTCTCAAAGTCCGCTTTCATCTGCGCCAATTGCATATCTGCCTGCACTTTGGCTTGGTGCATCTGCATCTCAAGCTGCGCCTTGCCTTGCTCAATTTGCGCTTGAGCTTGCATCTTCATTTGTTCAGTCTGCGCTTGTGCCTGTATCCGCATCTGCTCGGCTTGTTGCTCTGCTTGCATTTGCATCATCTCAGGCGGCTCTTTAGGCGGTTGTTGTTGAGCCGCATCTGCCTTGTCTTGCAGGGCTTTCATGGCCTTTTCTACGGCACTTTCCAACCCACGGCCTGCCCTATATCGGCGCACTAAAAACAATAGCATCTCGGAAACCATTGGCAATGTTTCGGGCGCTTGGGTAACCATAGGGATTGCCTCACGCAAGAATGCACCAATAGCTCCTATTGCCTCTTGTGCGCCTTGCTTTTCTGCCTGCTCATCAATCTGAGCCAAACTGTCAGCCTCAACCGCAATGTGGAAGTCGCGTATGGTGCTGTTAGACAACATTTGCAACGCCGCTTGCAACAATTGCGGGTCTTTACCATCTGTGGTGTTCATCACACCTGACATTTCGACAATTAACTCAGGCGGGTAAAACTTACATATAACTTGTGCCTTGAGCTTGAAGATGTCGGTAGCAAACCGAGCCACATCGCCTTGGCTACTCTTTAACCGCAAACTTCCAAAGTTGGCCTTAAGTTGTTGAGCACCAAGCGTTTCTTGGGCTTTGGACGATCCACGCAAGATGTCCGATATGCCCATGATTTCGTAAATGGACTGCTTGACCTGTTCCCTTGCCGCATACAGTTCACGCAAGGTAATGATGATCTGCGACGTATCCATCATGTCGATAGCGCCTTTTAAGCCGCCTTTTTCCGACATTGCCGCCCATGCAGTTACAGGGAATAGCTTGTTGTCTACACCCTCGCTAAACATCCGAGCCAATTCTTTAAACTCAGCGTTGAATACGCCAACCGCTTTACAGGCTTTGGTCAGCAAGTAAATGCGTTGCGTTAAGTTATCTAGCTCTTGTGCCTGATCTTCGTACTCGCAAAAGTCGGGTACAGGAATCATTGTGCCGGTGGTGGTGGTTGCCATCAACGGCTTGGGGCATGGGAAAAAATCATCTAACCCTAGTGGGTCATCACGCTCATCTAATGCTTGTGGATAACCTTTAGCAATCCAGCAAACCTTTGCCGTGCGCTTATTCCAAATCTCATAGACCATCGCTTTTTTGTCGTAGGTCATCTTGGCGGTCATGGGATTCTTACCGTCCATGTCGGTGTTTGAGCTAGTTAGGCTGACGTTTTTAAATACGTCTCCAAAGCGCTCTACGCCCTCTTCCTTGGTCATATAGACCGCCCGAGCTACCCACCAAACTTCGTCCCATGTCCGAGCTGGTGAATGCAAAAAGTCAGACCAATAAACGTAATCAATTGGGCTGTGAGCCGCATCAATGCGCTCTGTTGGGTCTTCTACGGTGTTATAGACTTGCGACTCATCTCGCTCCATCTCACCCTCAACCTCGGGGGTCTCGTTGACAATGACAGGCTCGTAGCGAATCCATGCCGTGCCGCGACCTGGCAACAATCGGTCTTGCACTGCGCCACTCATTGCCGCATCAAAGTCACCAAATTGGGTTGTCTCGTACTCCATAACACGCTCAAGCATGGTGGAGGCCAATCGACCCACAGGGTCTTGATCCATGTATCGGCGTGAAACCTCGGGCTTGGCTTGTCTGCCATACAGGGCAGGGAAAAGCACTTGGATGTTTGACCATAGGATGTTGAACTTCATCCTAGGCATTTCTATAGCATCACGTTCATCCCGATAACGCTTAACAACCTTTAAGCCACGCTTTTCCCACTTATCAAATATTTTGATAGCGGTCTCAATCTGATCGTGCCAATAAGGGCCAGCGTCCTCGCCCTCATACGCGCCGGTTTCATCGTACATGATCAGCTACCAGCGGCAAAGAAGAATGTCACATCCAATGCGCTGCCAGCAATTGTTGCATAGAGGCTTACCCCCACGTTGGCAGGAAATCGGTGAAACCCGATAGCTGGGGTGATCGTGCCGGACATGACCTCGCCGCCTGACCCACCATTGCGGAGCACCAATGTGCCTGCGGTAGTATTGTTGACGTAGAAACCAATCAACTGGCAAGGGCCAGGCGTTACTGCGCCTGTGGCGGTAATGTTCTTGTATCCACCTACTTCTGCTACTGGCTGGCTCATATACGCTCCTCTTTATGTTGTATCTCGTAGTCCCACAGCTCATCAAGTGTGATGGTTTGTAGGGTCTTGCCCTTGGGCGGTGTCTGATCTTTTGCCTCTTGTCTATAGGCTACTGCTAACATTCTAAACGCATCTGCGGGGTGTGAGCACCAGTCATGGCGTGGAGTTTGACGAAAAGTTTTCTTATCTTCATCATATTCCCGCTGATATTGCCTTAACGCTTCTAATCCCTCATCGCATCTAGAGTCAAAATAACAGTTTGGCAGAATCATCCTAACCGCTTGGATGCCGTCTTGTATGCCAATCTCAGGCACTATGGCTAATTTGCTCATACCGCCTAAATGTGCTGCCAATTGCTCGACAATAGATTTACCCCCCGAGGCCAGCGTCTTTGCCCTTGCGTCATGCGGTAAGTAATGGCGGGTATATTGGTAGCCCTTGGCGTTGACCGCATTGGCTATTTCCTCAATGCTTGCACCACTTACAGCGTAATAATCCATCACCCTGACCTCGCCCCTAACAACCTGATACCACCAAATGGCAGTGTCATCCCGATAACCTAAATCCCATGCGGTGTAAACGGGCGATTCAGGCTCAAAGGGTAGCTCTCTAATCCTGCCCTCATCTTGCGCTTGGCGCATCTCTTGCCCATAAAACGCCCCAAGAATGGCGGCATCAAAGCTGCACTCATACTCTTGGTCATACTGATCTTGGCTTAACTGAAACCGAGCCGCTTCTAATTCTGAGTCGGGTAATAGCCTAGACACTGAGGCGGGTAGCCTTAACAGAAACCAATCCGGCACTACTTGGCTAACCTTGTAAATATCGTGAAACTGGTTTTTGCCCTTTGGCGTACCACCAAACACCGCCCAACCTAGCCGGTCTGACAATGTGGGGCGTATTACGTTACCCCAAACGCTTGGCTTAAAGTCGCCGTATTCATCAAGGTAAACGCCGTTAAATCCCATGCCCCGCATGGCATCCGCATTGTCCGATCCAAATAGCATGATCTTTGCGCCGTTTATCAATTCAACTGATAAGTCGGATTCGTTTGTGGCTTTGCTCACCGGTGCGGCGTAATACTTGAGGTAGTCCCATGCCACTCGTTTAGCTTGGCTACGGAATGGTGCAATGTATGCGTATTGTGCGGATCGATTGCCCTCGGTGATTGCTCGCTTAATTAGGTCATTGATTGCCGCTACGGTCTTTCCCGCCCTACGGTGGGCAACCAAACAAGACCATCGCTCACTCCTATTGTGGAATGGCATGAATGCCGCCCTTGGGCTATAGGGCAAGATTACTTCACGCCGCCCCATGTCACCACCATTTCTACCGGCCCGTCATCTTTGCCGGTGATCTCCGTCCTTGCCAACTTGGGTACATGGTACTCAACCACGCTTTGGAATAGCTCAAAGGCTTTGGCGGGGTTGGGTTTTATGTCAGCCTCAGGAATGCCATTAGCGACCTCATCAAGCCATTGTGCGAGTCGGTGGGCATTACCGTCCACGAACATTGCAATCGCCTCTCTAGCTTGCGCTGTGACCTTATTAGGCGTACCTACAATGCGACCACCCGCTTTCTTTCTAGTTTTAACTACTTTAGTTTCGTTATTCATAATAAAGCATTAGGTTACTCCGTTGGTACGGGATATCTTAACTCTTGTGGTGTGGCAAATGTGCTTTGACCCGAGCCCATGCGCTTTTGGGCATAGTCTTGTGCTTTCTTGATTATTTGTGGCGTTGGGTCTTGTCCCGATTTTAGCCAATCAAGCTCTTGCTTTGTAAGGGTTGGCACAATCAATGGATTGGATACTAACTTGCCATCTTGTCCATAAGCGCTTGAAAACTCGGTCATTGCGCCGCCTTGATTCATTGGCACTTCGCCAAAGTAGCCTTTGCCCTTTACCGAGCCTTGGGTTATGTCTTGCCCTGTTTCTAAGTTTCTCATGCCATAGGGGGCTAATCCATTCTTGCGACTAATGGCTTGGGCTAGTAGACGGTAATCGGGCTTTACTTTGTAATCATCCATCGACTAACTCCCTCATTTTAATCAAGCCATTCATCATACGGCTTTTGGTGTTAAACCATTGCTTGCTAAAGTCACAATCTTGGTAATGGTCAAACTCGGGAATGCCTAGCGTGTAATGAGCAATCTTGGCGTTTTTGTTTTCTTGTTCGCCAACTAGCACGTTCCACTCTTTCGGTAAGTCACCGATAAGTGAATCAGGCAGCCAGCCAAATCGGTGAAGCTCCGCACCCGTGTGGTCATCAATAAAATCGGGCGTTAATACCTTATTTCTTGGGTGATCGCAATTCCAAAGTATTAAGCTTGACCAATTCTTTCGGGGGTAGTCCCGATTCGCCGATTCCATCGGTGTGCCAATGTATTTTTTTGGGTGCTTGGTTTGATATTCATGCTTAACCACTTGCACCGCCTTGGTCGGGTCAAATAGCTTGTTAAGCTCATCGATGTTTGACAGCATGAGCATATCGCTCGCATCCATGAATATTGCCCTACCGCTAAATTTGGTGAAGTAGGGAACTAAAAACCGTTGATAGATAAATGCGTTTGTGCCGTCCCTTTGCTTGCCAAAGAATGGCGTAATGGCTACCGGCTCGCTAGTGCGCTCAATCAAGCTTTGGCAAAACACATGGTAGCCAATGGCTTCCCTTGGGTCATAACCGGCAAAAATCCTGATCATTTCAACGTCAATTTGTACAGGGTTGTGTCAATCAACGCCGCTATCTCATCCACAATATTTTGCAATTGGGTGTCATCGGGCAAAGCATCACGGTTTTTATAAACGTAATCTTTGATGCTTGTTAAGTATTTAACGGGGTCTTTGGCGTTATGGAAATTCTCAGGAAAATCTTTGATTTTTTCGTAAGCTCCCGAATAAGCCTCGGCATAGGTGTCAGCCAACTCAATAATCTCGGTGTAGTAAGCCCCAAGCGCCATATGTACCGCAAATGAGTCGGTAGCCAAGTGCATAAAGTGCGTCACGGTGCTGCTATGGAACAACGTGGAAATAAAGTCGGCAACGTCTTTTTTCATATTTACCCTAAAAAAAGCAGGGGTCAATGCCCCTGCAAATGAGACAACTGCACATCAATTGTAAACGATGGGATGGGTACGTCAATGGGCCAAGCGCCTTGTAGGTATAGTTCTTTTACCGTTGCCGTATGCGCTAGTTGCCACTTTTCTTGCCGTTCTTTTTTGCTTAACTCTTTGCCTTGGTCAATTTCGTAATGGCATTTGAGGCACAAAGCCGCTACTAGGTTGTCATCGGCTTTAACCCCTTTACCCTTACCGCCACCCCAATTGGTGTGTGCCGCTTGCACCATATTGCCCGACCCGCAAGCTTGGCAATCAAGCCCCGCCACTAGCTTTAGTAGCTTTTTGCTTCTTATGTATTCGTGTTTTTGAAACAATTATTGTCTCCAAAGTTGTAAATCTATGTTCATTGGCGCATTCCAAACGCCTACGGCGTGTGTTTCCCGTTGAAGTTCTCGTTTCTTTGACGATAGTCCAAGTCCCACATTCGGGACATTTCATTGGTGCGCCTTGTCCACCATTCGGTTGGTGGCTTCCCGTGTGCGCCAAATCTCTATGTCAAGCCTTGCCGCCTCAATCTCCCATTTAAGGGTTTCTTCTTTTTCAATTGCCGCAGCCAATCCCCTTAACAATTTGGCATAAATGGGGTCGGCATAGGCTTCCCTCTCTTGTGCGTTTGCCGCCTCAAAGCCCATTTCTAGGGCATCCCGCATCAATAAGGCTTTTTGGCTTTTGCGGAATTCCTCAAGGTAAACCCTTTGGGCTTTAGCCTCACCGTAAGCCGGTGCTTTATCTCGGATGGCTTGCGCCGCTTCTTCGGGTTTCACTTTAATACTCCAATCATGCGTAGAGCCGCATCGGGGCTATCAATCCTTGCCAATGTACTACCGCCCCAATTTTCAAAAAAGTCGGCTTGTAGGCTTGTTAAACGCTTTTTAGCGCCCGTTTTGATCTCCACCAAGAACGTGTGTCCTTTGTAGCCAACCAAAAGGTCAACGGGTAAGCTAATGATCCAAACGTAAGCGCCAGCGGCTCGCAAGGCAACCACAATTTGATCTTGGTTTGCATCCACTCTTTTAGCGTGTCTCATTCATTCGCTTTCTAAGGTCAGCGGCGGCGGCTGATCCACGCCGTCTTGCGATTTCTGAGTAAACCTGTGACCACCATGCCGATGCTTGGATTTTTCCAAGGTCTTTCGCTTTCTTGCGGTATCTCGCCACCCACTCCCGTGCTTCCATCGTTTTCAATATCTCCCGTAACTCTAAGCGCTCTTGTGATGTCAACGTACCCAAATTCACCGGTTTCCTTGTGTTTGTCCAAAATTTGATTTGCATTTATTTTGTCCATCAAAACACCTCCTCGTCATCTTGCCAATGTTTTACGGGGCTTGAATTTTTTAAAACTTCTTTCAAATCGGGCGCTTTGTAGTCTTGTTTTTCCCATTGGTGCTTTGAACATTTGGGTTTTTCGCCCTCCATATGTACCGACCAACGGTTTGGGCAACCATGCACCGAGCACATGAGCCGTTGATTATCATCAAACGCATCATCCTTTTGTTGGGTAAATTTAGTTATTGCCATGATATTTTCCCTCAACGATTTTTGCAAAATTGCTTGGTTTAATAAGCCACTCTAAGTCGGCAACAAATGCCCGACCATCTTTGCCATTGATCCTACCGGTCAAGAATCTTGACTTGCCAACAGATTGGAAGAATTCAGCCCACCAGTTAAGCACATCACCCGATTCAATGGGTTTCTCCAGCGCAAGCTCGGCAGCTACCTCACGCCATCTTTGTCGCAAGTAACCGGCTCGGGTTTCGTTCCAAACCTCTACCCTACGCATTGTGGGCAAGTTTTGGTGGTATAGCTCAATCACGGCTTTGTGATCGCATTCGGGTAATTTCTTAATTGGCGTTAAATCAAGTTCACCGTTAGGTGGACATATATATGTATCTGTCTGGTTACTGGTTACTGGTTCTTGGTTAGGGTTTTGTTTGGAAACCACTTGGGTTTCTCTTGGGTTAGATTTGGGTCTACCTCCAAGCTTGCCAACCTCCCGATTTCGTTCAACTTTAGCCTGATATGCCTCAATTGTTTCATCACATCTTTTATGAAACCAAAAATCATGCTCTTCGTTGTAAATAAAAAACTCTTGTAAAACCGTTTGCACGGCAACAATGTTTTTACCCATGCGGATACGTCTAGCAACCTCTTGGGTTTTGTTTGGGATAGGCTTTTCTTGTGTGTAATACAAATCAAGAAGTCTACGAAATGCCAAATCCTCATCATTGCTTAGATGCGCCGTATCGTGGATGTAATCACCCACATGAAAAGAGTAATAGTGCATTTTATGCCTCGTTAATTTTTTGAGAGGCAGCTTTCCAATCACCTTTACAAAATACCAAAACATTTTGATGTGTTTTAGCCATTTTTCTAGAAGAGTCAAATTGTTTTGTAACCCGCATAGATGCGCTACCAACGCTAGTGGCTAAAATTGCCTCGTTGTATAAACGTGCGCCAGCTTGCTCAAAACCATCAATTGTTTCGCTAACAAAATTACGATAAAAGCCTTTTTTATCCCTAAAGTCACCCACGACAAAACAAGCAAAAGTATCGTTTTTCATCTTTTGCACGGAACGAAAAATAATTCGCTTGTAAGCGGCTAAAAAAGTATGCCATTCCATGTTGGAAAGGTCTTTTGGGTCATCGCTATATACCTCCAAATCCCCGTAAGGAGGGCATGAAAATACCATGTCGGCATCCGGCGCATGGGCAAGCATTTCCATACTATCGCCGCAAACCCATTCGGGTTTAATTTCGGTTGTTATTTCTCGTGCTTGTTGTTGATTTGCTTGAATTTGTTCTAAACGTAAATCGCAACCCCAATATTTACGGTTTAAAGCACCGGCAACAATTCCCCTAACACTTCCACCCGCAAATGGGTCTACGATTTGCCCACCATTAGGGCTAAACCATGAATAAGCCAATTCACATATAACTGGGTCAAAAATGCTTGTGTAATTTGCATCTACAAGACCTTGATCATTTGCATTAGTAGGGCAATGAATAGCGGCGGCATCTCTACCAACTTCACTAGCCATGCCAAGGGTTTTCCATGCACGTTTGCGCTCTTGCCAATCGCCACCCCTAGCGTCCAAAATTGTAAAAGGGGGCATGATAAAGCGTTGCGAGACAACGCCGCTTGCTTGTGGTTTTGTTGATTGACCAAACAAATCCACATCGTACAAAGACAAATTTTCCATGATTTTTTCTCCGCAAACTCCCTAAAAGAAACAAACGGCAGGGGGGGAGTACCCTTTTCAAAGCGGGGATCAATCCGCTTTTAGCCGTGTTTCAAACAATCTTACATCAAAAACAATTTGTGTTGCAATTATTTCCATAGCAACAAGTGGTGCAAGTCACATATCGACCATCTTGGTAATAGGTATGTGTTGAGCAAGCCGCCCAAACCATTGATGTTGATGCCGCAATCCAAATTGCCAAAAGTGCTTTTTTCATGTTTTCTCCTATGTAAACCATTCGGGGCGCAAGTCTCTTAGTTGGCGCAAGCGTAGCTCGGGAACTTTTTTCCATAGACACACCGCCGCCCTAGAAATCCTCAATATCCTCGCAAGCTCACTTTGTGAGCCTGCCAAATGCACTAATTCTTGTTTTGTCATAAGGGGATTGTAAAGCACAATTAACAAATAAGCGACATTAGGGAAAACACCTACAAATAATGCTTGACTTGGTGTTTAGTTAGCTTAACAATGCGCCCATGCCCCAGCAATTTCGCACAGGGTCTTTAAGGAAACAAAATGATTACTTTTGCAGAAACTAAAACTATTGGAACTAACAACGGTATTGGCGACATTTTTCTTGCTGACGTTGAATACAAAGATGGCAGCATTGGTCGTGTCATTGTCTATGGTGGCAATTTACAGGGTGCTTCACGCTTGCTTAATTTGCATGAAAAACTTGATGGTTTTACCGTTACTAAATTGTCTTAAAAGAAGCAACAACATGAACAAATACTTTACAAACAAAGAATTTCGCACCGGTTTTGATGCGGCAGCATTGTGTGAGTCTTGCAACAAATCTAAATCCAAGGATTGGATTGAGGGCTGGAATTATTACCAAGACAAAATTACCGCAAGCGAAACTGCTTGCTGGTTTTAAGGAGCAATCATGTTTGAAATAGAAA